GATATATATACTGGACTAATGCTCGGACTTTTTCGGCAGTGAAAAAGGACTACCCCATGGCTCACATTGAACCCCGGAAGGCAAACGACGCACAAGTCGCCGCCGACTACTGTAAGAAAGAAGGGAACTATGTAGAGTATGGTGACCTCCCGATTGATAAGCGGGGAAAGGTCAATGAGTGGAACGAGATAGTTAAGGACATACAAAGTGGATCCGACCTCGCTTCGCTCACACTTAAATACCCGGAAGCGTCTATACGCTATTGTAACGGTATTAAGTCAATGTATGAATTACATCGCCCCAAGCATAAGTTTTCAATTCTTGAAAAGTATGGTAAATATAACGCAATCCAATCTACAATTATACAGTATGTAGATGCCCCAACTCATGACAGGGAAATATTTTGGATTTACGACCCCAAAGGCGGTTGTGGTAAGACAGATTTAGCAAATCATTTGATTTGTAATAACGGTTTTTTGGTTTTCGGCAACGCCAAAACCGCTGATGTAGCGTTAGCGTGGAACGGCGAAAATGTTATTTTTGATTACAGCAGGTCTCAACAAGATCATATTAATTACGGAGTAATTGAAGATGTAAAAAACGGTAGAATATTTAGCGGTAAGTATCAATCATGTATTAAGTTATATGCGAGACCGAAGGTTCTCGTGTTTGCGAACTTTATGCCGGACACGGCAAAAATGTCCTCTGATCGGTGGAACATTCATACAGTAGAATACGGCGTGTTATCGCCCACGCCGATTTATTAAATGCGTTTGATATCCCAACTTTATTATAACTATATACTATATGCGCTCAAAAACCACCCGCAAAACCCGTGCCTACCGTAGAAAATCTAAGACTACAAAAAAGGTTTCCAAATCAGTAAAAAAGTATGTGAAATCTGTGATTTCCCGAAACATAGAAAACAAATGTATAAATATTAACGCAGGTTCATCCTTTGGTAATATCACCGAAAGCACTGACATGAATGTATATCCCATGTTGCCCTATACCGGATACGGGACAATTCCCCAAGGCATTACGCAGGGAACAAGAATTGGTAACGCAGTGAAAGTTAAGAAACTTACGCTAAGTTATGTGCTTCGTCCAACGCCATACAGCTCAATTAGTAATGCGTTTCCACAACCAGTAGAAGTTGATATGTTTTTAGGATATGTTAATCAGGTGCCAGGTTTCCTGCCCGTCCCTGGTGATTTTACTTATTTATTTCAACAAGGAGCAAGTTCCATCGCCCCCGTTGGAAATTTGCGAGACATTATCGCAACAGTAAATACCGATTACTGGACGATTAAGAAACGATGGAGACATAAGATCGGGTATGCGAGTTCAACTGGAACAGGAAGCTATCCTGCTGACCAGTATTTTGCCAATAACGACTTTAAATTAAATGCCGTTAAAAAATTAGACATTACCAAATTAGTCCAAAAGCAATTGAAGTTTTTAGATAGCGCTAATACACTCCAAGGAAAAAATCTATTTTTCTTTTATCAAGCGGTAGCTGCGAGCGGAGCGACTTTCGGTTCAACAACGTTACCGTGTAATATAGAATATTGGATAGACCTACAATATGAGGACGCTTAAAGAGCGGTTCATTTGTATATATATTTTAATACTTATTTTATATAATAAGTATTTAATAAATCGGCGTGGGCGATTTTTACACAAGGCTCGGGGGATAGTATTACCCCCCGAGTGTGTAAATTCTCTACTGTGGAATTTACTTCATAAGTTACTGGGGGGAACCAAAGCGAAGTGCGGACGACCACCCAGTATAATAATATATATTAATAAAACCATTTAAAGATAGCACATGTGTATATATAAGATGCTAAATAAAAACGATCGCCAAAGAGATTATTGTTTTACTTTCCATGATGTTAAGGGATATCAACTCCTATTAACTGACCTACGCACAGATGTAGATGAAGGAAAAGTAAAATATTTTGTGATTGGTTTAGAGGTATGCCCGACAACCAAAAAAGAACATCTACAAGGATATATATACTGGACTAATGCTCGGACTTTTTCGGCAGTGAAAAAGGACTACCCCATGGCTCACATTGAACCCCGGAAGGCAAACGACGCACAAGTCGCCGCCGACTACTGTAAGAAAGA